TTATCTTTTGAACCACTATCTACTTTCTGTGCAGTTGTTTTCTGTTCTTCTGCAGGTGTTTCACCCATTTCACGAAAGCCAGCAGGTATTCTACTTAAAGGTCTGCCATTAAAGAAGAATATAATTATCTTTTGGCCTGTTTCATCATTTATGAATGTTTTACTTTGGTATCCCGTAAATATAGCACCAGTACCGCCGTACTGACCGTAGCCACCACCTACAGGTTCAGGTACTACCAGATCCCCTTCAGCGTAACCTTTAACACGTCCACCATATGCAAAACCTTCTGGTTCTACTTCTTCAGTCTCATCATCTTCAATATCAAGTTCATCATCTCTGAAAGGTAATTCTTCACCTTCCTTAATGCGTTTAAAACCTTCTGCTGCAGATTTTTGTAGTTCATCAAAAAAATCCTCTCCAAAGTATCTTACCGTCTGTGCATTTACTACAAACTCACCCGGACTAACCCTAATCTCTACATCATCACGAACCTCTTCAGGTTTAGCACCTATAGGAGCAGTGTTACCACTTACAGGATCTACCTGCTCGTTCATAATGAGTTCCATTTCTAGTTGTGCTTTATCGCTCACTTTACCACCCTCTGCAAAGCTCATACCTACATCAAGTAGCTTTATTGTTTCGCCATCCCAAGATGTTTTAAATCTATTTAAGTCTACGCCTCTTGGCATTGCATCTTTTAGTAGATTATCAAATACGTTAGACCAATCCATAGAGACATCTAGCTTTGCATCTTTTTCTTTTATTTCTAAAGGACCAATGTTTATCTTAGGTTCTGAAATAGATAAACCAGATTTAGATTTTTTTCTTCGCTGTGTTGTTTCACTTAATGAACTGTCACCTGAAAAAGTAACATCACCACTACCTACATCCCAATTAGCTACTGTCTCATCTGTATCTGCATCTACAATAGATATAGTAGGTGATTCACTTGTGTCTTTACTTTCAGGTCTAGCTCTTGGTCTAGTGGGGGGTGGATCATCTCTTCCAGCAGCAGCCTGTGATTCTGCATAAGCTTTTGCTGAATCGTAAGCTTCACGGGCTTCACGCCCACCTAAACCGTAATCTCTTTCAGGCATTCATCTCATCCCGTAAATAAGTTAATCTGCGTAGTGCAGCAATCTCACCTTGAGCACGATACACACCTTCCATAGTTGTCTCTTGCTCTAACCTACGTTGCGCTACTGCAATCTTATTATTGATTACCTCTAGAAAGCTATCCCATAGAGGCTTATCGTTTACTAGCTTCTTTATTGTCATGTACCAGTAAACCCTTGCTCACCTGGAGTAGGTACTGTACCTGTACCTATGTTACCACCCCCAGCGCCTGTAGTGTCAGCTACGCCAACTCCTGCTTGCTCTGGTGCTGCTCCTGGTGAAGGTGGTGGAGGTGGACCTTGTACTGCACCTGCTGGGGGTTCAGGTGGTGTAGTAAACTTCTTGAGTATCTCAGCTTGGATAGCTGCGTCACCCAAAGAGTTAGTCACCTTATCAGGATCAAGGTCCATGCTCTTAGCAATCTCACGTATGATATAGTCACTCTTAACAAACGGCATAAGCGCTGGGTTAGAAGCTACACCCATGAACTGCATCAAACGTTGTGAACGTACTTCGTTAGCCATCAAGCTTTCTGTACCTGATGCCTTAACTTCTAGATCACCTTTTATCTCTTTATCAAAGTCAAACTGCATATTAAACGCAAAGAACGCTTTACCAAGAGGACCAATAAGATAGTCATCTACGTTCTTTACAACATTTCGTATAGAGCCGTTAGCTGCAGACATAAGCATACTAATCCCAGAAGCAGTCCTTCCCACTCCTGAAACACCTGTCTGCCCGTGTGCAAACGATGGGAAACCTGTACTCTCATCAGCTAATACCCTCGCTTTATCAAATAGTTGCATATTCTCATTAGCTACGTTAGGGAACTTAGTACCGAAGATACCTTGCCCCGGAGCACCACCTTGGCGTCTGAATATCTTTCCGGGGTACACAGATAAGTCTTGCCCTGGTACTAGGTTAGTCTCATCAACTTCAATGATAAGATTACCTGACAGTGCAGCGTTATCAATAGCCATACGCATAAAGCCATTCATCAAAGTCTGCGTATCATCCATGTTCTCTGCAATGCCTACGCCAAAGAAGCTGTACGGGTTAAGCTCATAAGGTACAGCGTAGTAAGGAATACGTGTAGGCTTGAATGGGTTCAACACTAAACGTAGAACTTCGTTGTTACAAATCCAAACGTTTACGTTTACTTGTTCTGCGTTTTTAAGTTCACGAGGAATACGTACACCGTTTTCTTCTAAGACATCCGTATCAACGTAACCCCAAAACTCTAGAACTTCATAACGTTCAGGAGAGCCTGACTGTTGATCGTCATCCTCCATGTCGTGTTCCCAATACTTCTTATCGTAGGACTCACCTGTCTGGATAGCTTTGTCAATAGATTCTTTCCTGAAGAAAGGACGTGACTTTAAGCCACGCATCTGAGAGCGTGTCATACGGTGACGCTCAATGACGTACTCTGCTTCATCCATATTGTACGCATCAGGGTCAGGATAGAAGTTCCACACTGACACATGACTTGTAGAGGGTACAGTCTTGATCGTAGGATCGTAGTCACCATCTTCGTTCCAGTTAGGGTACTCTTTGTCAATAGCAAACGGACCCTTCATAATACCCGTGCCAAACAGCGCCATCTCAAAAGAAGTATGGCGAAGCTGTTTATTGGCTCCGCTTTCTTCTAACTGGTCATGTATCTTCTTTTCCATCTTCTTAGCTGCTATCATAGCAGGATGGAAAGTAACTGTATCTTGTGTAGTACCTGGACCTTCAATAACTTTATCACTTACAGCTTCAAGTTTCTTCTGTAGTGGACCCATACGTTTCATGCGGTCATGCATTGTCTCGCCAGGCTTTAGTTTCTCATCAGGGTCAAACAAGAACTTAACTTTAGGTTCTTCTTCAAAAGCCCCACGTAAAGGGTCCATAGCTTGTTCTGTCTGTGGGTTCATACTGATATGCATAGACTCAGCTACACCCTCAGGTAAAGTTGTAGGATTTACTGTAAGTGGAAACCGTGAGCTACCAAAGAGTACATCTACGATTTGACCGTAAGCCGCCAACGTCTTAGTCTTAGTAACCTTGACAAAAACCCTAGATTTCTCAGTCTCAGTAAACTGTACATCACTTCCGTATATACCCCTGTAGTTACGGTAAGCACGAAGCCACCTGTTCTCATCTGCGTATCTTGCATCTTCTGCACGATTAAAGCGTGACTCTACGTAAGACACTACGCTAGGCACATCCAAGTCATCCCCGTCTTGAATAACAGCTACATCATCTGTTTCAAACAGTTCGCCTTGTTCGTTTACAATATCTTCTTCTGCCATTTAACTAATATCCAAAGGTTGAGTCTGCAGCTTGAAAACCTGCATTGTGTGTTCTAGGATTAAAATCCCATAAAGAACTTCTAGGTCTTGTCATTATACCGTATCTGATAGCATCATACAAGTGATCTTCAGCATTGGTATCTACATCTTCTGGATTTCTTTTATCCAAAGGTATACCAGGTATCTGTGCTACACAGTTAGTACAAGTCGAAAAGAACACTAGCCTTGGCTCCTCAGTGTACTCATCAACTTGCAAGCGGCGGTGAAGCTCGTTTTTACCTGCAACCCTTGAGCCTCTTGAACGATCTGAAGGCCTCCACCTACATCCCTTTGCGTTCATTTGCTCTGCCAAGGAAGGGCCAGTGTCACCTCTCTTGTGCCACAGGGAGCTATCCAACACGCCGTACCTTATGCTACCATCATCAGCTTCAGCGTCAAGTACCATGTCAGCTAAGTCAGTAGCTGTAACCTTAGAGCAATACAACTCTCTATAAACTACAAGCTGCTCTGTTGGTGTAACTGCAAACCAAACAACGCCTGTAAAGCTACCGTAGCCGTAGTCGCAAGCCCTGAACTTAGTCCAACTCTTAGGTATCTGGTAAGGTTCTACTACGTGTATCTGTCTGTTAAACTCAGGGAACGCTGCTCCCTCGTTTACATCCCAATTACCTTCTAGTAGTTGCTTACGTTGATGCTCTGGTAGTGACAAAAGCATAGCTTCGTAGTCACCACTTTCAGCTAAGTACGGATTATCGAAGAGGCTGGCGGGTATAAACCTTCGCTTGAACAGGGGTTGACCAGCTTTACTATGACCTGAGGGGAAGCGTAATACCTCACCAGACTCTATGTCCGTTGCCCAGAAAGCCGTGTTAGGTGGCGCTGGGTCAATGAACATCTTCTTAACCCAAGCATGTCCTATCCCACCTGGGTTTGTAGTAGCTCGCATGTACAAACCTAAGTCTTTGTTTGCACTACGTAGACGTGATCTCATATAGTCCCACGCAAAACTGGAAGACCACTGAGTGAGTTCGTCAAATGCTACGTAGTTAAACGCCTGACCTTGGTAGCGCATAACGTCTGTGTCTCTATCCAAGTACGACATCCAGAGTGTGCCGCCTCTTGGTGTAGTCCATTGCGACTTACGCTCAGACCACTTTATTCCAGGTATAGCTTTAGGGTACAACTCTTGGCTTTTCTGTATGAGTTCCCTAAGTTCTTCTGTTGTGTGTCGAACAAGTAGACCACTGAAGTCTGGATTGTTCATGTTACGTAAGGGATCAGCTAGTGTAGCGTATGACTTGCCACCACCTGCTGCACCACCATATAGAACCTCACGTTCACTTGAGGCTAGGTATTGCGTCTGTGGACCAGGGTTAGGCCTAAAGACAATGTTCTGTACTTCTTCAACGTCATACTCAGGAGGCTTGACTATGGCTGGCTTCGCAGCTTTCGTCGGTGTCGTCGTCTTCGTCGTCGTAGGTGTAGGTTCCTGTGTAGTTTTTTTCGAGCGCTTCGATCTGTTGTAACGTCTTCTGGAGCCTTCTGGCGTACTCACGTTTAATTGAAGTAAGGTGCTTTCTTTTTCTTTCGACATCTATACGTTTTCTCAAGCCATCATGAGTTATCTCTCTGCCTGACTGTGTAGTCAACCAAGCTGCAACTTGGCGTAGACTATATTGCTTCAGGTGTTTCTTAGCTAACTCTAAAAGCTCTAACTCCTTTGGTATGGGGTTTAACCACTCGTCATCTTCAGGGTCTATCTCGTAACCAAACGGAACGTATCTACTTATTCTTGGGATGCGTAACCATACCTTTACCTTGTACGGTAATTTAGGCAGCATCCAGTATTCGTTCTGAAGAGGTCTTTCTTTACGAATCCTCAGCATCATCAGCGTTCTTAGGGGGCAGTATGAACAACCCACCCGTTGATTCTACTGCTACCCTCTCCGTTTTAACTACACCTGCACGATCAAGTATCTGACCTGCAGCTAACATCTTTTCTTTAACACCTAGCTGGGTAGGATCGTCCAAAGCACTGGCATATGCAATTGCAGCCTTAGGACCAATCCTTGACATGTACGACTTAGTTGCCTCGAATATTTCATCTTTTAAAGCCTCCACTATTGTCGTAGTTGGTGAGTTATCACTATACCCAGCTAAACGTTTAGCGACAACTACATCACCACCAGCCTCTTCAAAGAGCACTGCCATGAAAGCCTGTTGTTTCTCTGTAAGTTGTCTTTTACTCATTTTACTTTCCGTATGCTACCCTGTAGATTTCTGATCTGTGGATACCCATATCTTTTAGATCTTTGTCTGACAGGTTCTGAAGTTGCCAGTAAGCTACACGTCTTTGTTGACTTAGTTTGTAGCCTTCCCACATGTTGTTAAGCCATTTCATTGCACTATCTCCTTTTTGTTTGTGTGCTATGGAGATAGTTATAACATATGTACGACTAAATTAGTATTGCTATTTCGTCATGTCCGTCTTGCAGGTGTGAAATACAAACGTGAAGATAAAGAAGCATCAAATAAGGCACCTGCACTATGTTTAAAA